TCGCAAAGTAGCTTGCGCAGGTCAGCGCCGAATTGCCGTTGATCTGCACCGTGCCGGGAATGCCGGTCGACACCGCAGCACCCGGAACGAGGTTGACCGAGCCACCGGCGTTGGTGCCGCCCGCGCCAGCGCCGGCCGTGATCGTGACGTTCGCGCCGTTCGCCGAGGTCGCGGCACCCGCCGTGATCTGCACCGCACCCGCCGCGCCCGAGGTCGCGCCGCCTGGCCCCGACGTGATCGTGATGCCACCGCCGACGCCCGTCAGGCCCGGCGTGCCGCCGGTAAGCGTGACCGCGCCGCCAGCATTGCCAGAGGTGGACGAGGTGCCGCCGCTGAGCGCGATGGCGCCGCCTTGCGCGGCAGCGATGCCCTTGATGTCGAGCAGAGCATCGCCCGCGTCGATCTCGTTGGCGGTGACGGTGGTGAAGGTGGCCGGCCCTGCCGTGCCACCGGAGAGGATGAACGCCTGCAGCGTCGTCAGCGACGTTGCGTTGTTGAGCGCGCCGGTGGTCTGGATCGGCACCAGGTAGGTCCCGACCAGCGTGGTCAGGATGCCCTGCCCGGCCTGCGACCATGCGGCCCCGGCCGCGATGCCGGCCAGCGCGAGCGCGGCGCCAATCCCCAGAACGGCCTTGCGGAAGCGAGAGATCACCATCGTCTTGTCTCCTGCGGCAGCGCCGCGTTGAATTCTCAGGCGCCCGCAGGCTGGTCCGTGTTCGCCATCGCGCGCGTGGTGCGCGCCGCACGCGGTTCGGCGGCACGCTTGGTCTGGCTGCCGGACACGTCGCCGAAGCCGGACGGCCCCTGCCGCAGGTCCGCGACGTTGGCATTCGGCATCGGCGGCGCCGACGATGCGCCGGCATTGCGCGGCGTGAACGACGGCAGGATCAGACCCGGCTTGTTCTCGCGGCGATGCTTGATGGCAACCGCCGTGCGAAAGATCGTGTCGTGGTAGGTCGGGCCGTCCAGCTTCTCAAGCTGGTCCTTCGGCAGGAAGCGGCGCGCCTCGTCCAGGTCCGCCTGCTGCACGCTTTCGCCCCGGAGCGGCAGGCTCTCCTGCCACTTGACCACCGCTTCCGCCGCCGCGCGATTGAGCGGCTGCATGGTGTGGTTCGGCGTACCGACGAACACGATGCGCTCGCCTTCGCTCCAGTGCGAGTCGCCGTAGTAGCCCTCCGCATGGAGCAGATAGACCGGCTCGCGGAAGTTGTTCCCGGCCTCGTTGACATAGACCTCGGGAAGGTCGTTCGGCGTTTGCATCTGCATCGGGTGGCATCCTGTTCAGTTCGAAATGAAGGCGGCGGCACGTGGACGGCGAATCTCGCGCCGCCGCCAACTCCGTTCCCGCCGGGAGGGCCGGGCAGGAACGGAGCCGAGCGGTGGGTCAGCCCTTGACGCTGAACCCGGACGGGTACTGACCCAGCGTGCCCTGCGCGTCGTTCGGCCCGAGTGTGACGCTTGCGGTGACCGAGCCGGCGGTCGCGTTCGAACCGGCAACCGTGTAGTAGAGCTGCACGAAACGCGGCAGCGCGTTGCCGAGCGCGCGCATCGGCCAGTCGAACGAGGCGATCTGCTGGCTTGCGGTCAGCAGCGCGGTCAGGATCGCCGGCGTCTCCATGTAGGTGACGAAGGTGAGATCGGAGCGATTGCCGGTGCCCTGCGCGGTGTTGTTGTTCGGCGCGCCCTGGAACATGACCTGCAGCGAGGTCAGCGTGAGGAACGCGGCGGTGCCGGTGTTGATCACCACACGCGGAGTGCCGACGCCCTGACCGATGCCGAGGTCTTCGCCGAAGTAGGTGGCGTTGGGACCCCACTGCGCCTTGGGCGCGGTATCGAAGGTCGTGGTGTCCTTTTCGCCGGTGAGTTGGTCGTACATGTAGGTCGAGGCAGCCGAGGCGGTGATCGCCTGACCGTCGGAGAAGGTGAGCTTGTCGTCGAGCATCATGGCCGTGGTGTCCTTGTGTCGGGTGCGAAGGCGCCGGAGGGTATTGCCATTACGGCAACACCCTCGCAGCCACGATCAGACAACGCGCGCTTCGGTGTCGAGCAGCGCGTCGGTCACGCCGATCGGGATGTTGCGGAAGTTCACGATCGGCCGGCCCGCGTAGTCGGTCGGCGAAAGCAGCACGTTCTTGTCGCGGATCGCCTGCACGTCCATCGCCCAGCGCACGGTGCGATCGCAGTAAATCCACAGCTTGATCGCCGGGGAGATTTCATCCGGGGCGTCGGTCTCCGTGATGCCCGAGACGTTCATGGCCGCCGTGGGAAGCTTGACGACGGCGCGCGACAGGATCGCGAACAGGTCGGGCGGCGTCGGACCGAGCAGGCCTGCCGTGGTCGTGTCGATGTTGCACATGCGGCAGATGTAGCGCCAGTCTTCGATGCACAGGCCGGCGACCCACTCGAAGAACGAGGTGTAGGCCTCGAAGCGCCGCTGGCTCGAATCGAAGCCCGGCACCACATCGCCCTTGTCCTCGAACGTCAGCCCCGCCTTGGAGCCCTTCGGATAGATGCCGTAGGCGGTGCGCTCGCCCCAACCGATCAGCCAGATCGAGGCATTCGAGTTGCCGACGCCGCCGCAGTCGAACACGTTCTGCGCGTTCTGCGCGGTCGCCGTGCTCACCGTGTTGTAGAACGGCGAGAAGCCGGTGAACTGCTCCGGCGAGACGAACTGGTTGCCGTAGCAGTAGGTGGTCGCCATCTGCTGCGACAGGCCCTCCATGTGGGCCACGTCTTCCTTCTCGCGGACCGCCGCCGGATTGCCGCCGATCGAGGCAAGCTTCTTGTCGATCTGGCTGTAGGCGTCCAGCATGGCGCAGGCGAACGTGATCTGCGCGGCGCTCGACTTGGTGTAGCCGACGCCCTGATTGAACCGGCGGAACGTGCCCTTCGGCAGCGCCGTGCGGAGCGTGGTCACATGCCCGGTCGGAAGGTTGCCCTCCACGAACGGCATGTGCTTGAGGATCATGTTGCACTGGGACAGCAGTTCCGCCATGTCGGCGATCTTGCCGTCGGGGTCCATGCGCCGCCCGAGGTCGGCTAGGGTGAGAGAAGCCATGAGGTTTTAGGTCCCTGGTTGAAACGGTTTCAGGCTGCGCCGCCATCCATCGACGGATACCAGTTCTTTGCTCCGCGCTCGCCTTTCGGCGGACGTGCGGAGGCCGGAACCATCTCGCCTTCGCTCAGCAACTCGGCCACCTGGTCGAGAAGCCGCACGAGGCCGGCATCGTTGCCCATGCCGGTGTAGGAGAGTTCCGCCAGAAGCTTCGTTTTCTGGTCGGCGGTACCGCCAAACTCTTCGATGACCCACTTCGCCCGGCCAAGCGCAGTCTCCATGCGGTTGCCGCCCACGACGGGATCGGCGCGCAATTCCTGCTTCTTGGCGTCGTTGTATTTCGTCCAGACTTCGCGCTGGTAATCATCGCGCGCCTTCTGCACGTTGGCGACTTCGGCGACGAACATGTCCATGAGCTTCTGGCCGCGACCCTGATGCGACAAAGCACTGTCGTCGAGAACCGTGGTGAACTCCTTGACGCGCGTGTCGTCGAGTTTCAGGCCTTCGGGGAGCTTGAACGCTTCGTAGGTGCGAGCCGGGGGCGTTTCTGCCAGGGCTTCCGTTTCAGCCGGAGCGGGCGCCGCAACGTCGGGCTTCTTCTCGCCCTCCGCTTTGGCCGGGGCCGGCTTTTCCGCAGCGGGCTTCTCGCCTTCCGGCTTGGCAGCCGGTTTCGGTTCGGCGGCACCGTCCGGCTTCGCCGCGTCGGGCTTGGCGCCCTCTGCGGTTTCACCCGGAGGCTTGGCCGTTGCTTCGGCGAGCAGTGACGTTGCGGATGGGGTGGCAGCCGGCGCGCCCTCTGCGGGCGCAGGCGCGGCTGCGGAATCGGTCGCCGCCGGGGAGCTTGCGGCCACCCCAGCGGCATCCGGTGCCGCAGATGGGGCTGAAGCCACCGCAGCGTCGGAACCGGAATTGACTGTCTGCGTTGAAGCAGGAGCCGCAGCGCTCGTTCCGTCGTCGGCTGCCAGCACCGCCCCGAAGAGCGGTCCCGTGGCAACCCCGCCGAGAAATCGGCTGCGCAGCAACATGAAAGAGGCCCCTGAGCCCTACATGTGCGCTGCTGCCGCAAGCCAGTGCGCGATTGGATTGGTCGAGCCTTACCACACCCAAAATGATTCGCAAGAGTCAGCGTTGCGGTTTCTTGTTCGCATCCACCGTCGTCGGCTTGGCAGCCACCATCGCCACGGGTTTCGGCAGGTGCATGCCCTGATCCTCGTCAGTCAAAGTTGCCGCGCGGTTGCCTTCGTCGAACTTGGCATTGCGCTCGCGCGCCTGTGCGTCCAACAGCGCCAGTTCCTCCAAGTGTTCCTTGATCATCGTCATGTAGAGATCGACCGAGGCCGTCTCGGCGGCGATCTGCATGCGCTTGCCGATGTTCTGCTCCCCCAGCCGGAACATAACGGTGTTGGTTTCCGCGCCGGGAACGAACGGCGTGTCCATCATGTGGCAGTCTTCGAGGAAGCGATAAAGCCAGTCCCGGCCTTCCGGCGTGTGCATGAGCTTGCGCAGCACGTCCTGGTCGGCCTTGCGGCGGCGCACCTCGCGCTTGCGGGCGTTGGATTCCGCAACGGGGTCTTCGGCAGAGGGGAGGTCGGAGTCGGGGTCAGACATATTACATCGCCATAAAAGTCGCTTTGAACAACGCCGACGAAAGAATGACCCTCAGCAATCCCTCGGCTTGATCAATAGCTATCTCTTTCTGAAGCTGAGCCATACCTTCCGGCGGGTTATCGAAATCCCACGGGCATTCGTTGTATCGCCAAATCTCGCGAGCGAGCAACGCGCGCATGGCATCGTCACTGTGCGGCATTTTGCTCCCACCAGTCGCATGAGCCCTCGGCGTGGACAGGGCCTTTGTAAAAGTCCGACTCTTTCTGCCCGCAGAACATAACAACTGGCCCGAAGCAGTGACGGCAATCTTTGCAGAAACAATCGTCACCTGGCTTGTCGGCGTCTACAGAGACATTGTCGCTGCCGCACTCACCGCAATCTGACGGCAGTACGCCATACCAGCGCGCATCACAGTCTGTGCATTTTAGGGGCGCACCCATCAATGCCTCTCCACGCTCGCCACGTTCGAATAATCCACCGGGTTCTCGGCCCATGCCGCAAACGCCGCGATCATCAGCGGCTCGTTCGCATAGCCCGTCAGGATCATCCACCGGGATAATCCCGGGCAATACTTCTCGCACTCTGCCACGACGGGGACTGCTACCTGGATCGCCTTCATTGTCGGTCCCTGTCCGCCGAAGTATCGCTTCACGCGCCAGAGGACATCCGGCGGATGCGGGCGATGCGACAATGCCCGTTGCATGCGGAAGCGCACGGCGGGATGGCAGGCATTGACGAGGAACAGGCGCATGCGCTCGTCGACCGCGCGCTCGATCTGGACGTGGTTCGGGGTGCGGAGGATTTTCATTTTAGCGGTTCGCGGCGCCGTCTCGGCGGCGGACAAGGCGCCACGCTCTCTACGTCAAAAGAGTCAAACTCGCACGAGTCGAATTCAATCTCACCGCGCGTTAATTCCTTCGCGGCTTTTTTGGCCTCCTCTAAAGAGGTCGCGCGCACAACTGCATAACCAATTACTTCGGCACGAACCTCAACATCGAATGCTATCTTGGCGCCCTCTGGCAACCCCCAGAACGGATCGCGCTTGCGAATTTCCTCACGCGCGTCCCCGTGCGGGGCGTCGACAAGCGCTTTGAATTTATCGCGCGGTATGGGTCCAGTGACAGGATCGAGTTGCTTGCTCACGACCCAAACCCCGGCGGCAAGATCAACCCCGCTCCGCTCTTCACACCCTGCGACGGCATCGTTCCGCCCATGGTGCGCTCCATGTCCTCGATCTGCCGCGCCATCGCGGACCACGTGATGTCGTTGCGGAAGCACGTCGCGAGCTGGCGCATGCCGCCCGAGGCCTGCTGCAATCCTTCCCGGAAGCGCTGCCGTGCGGGCTTGTAGCGCATCAGGTCGCCGCCCTGCTTGGCCTTGGTTTCGTTCTCCTGGATGACGAGGCCGAGCCCCGCGTGCTGCACGGCGATGCGCCGGCACTGGTCGAGCTTCAGCGAGATCGAGCGCCATGCGCCGGCCGAATCCGGCTCGTGTCCGGCGAGGTGCTGCGCGGCATCCGACGACATGCGCAGCCCTTCGATGATGCGCTCGTAGCTTTCCTTTTCGATCATGCGCGTTCCGAGCGGAACGGGATTGCCGCTCGCGTCACGAACAACGAGATCGTTGGCTTCAAGGGTGCCGGGGATGGGAGGGGTGTCGGTCACAGCACGAACACCCCGCCAGCCTTCTCGGCTTCCTGCACCGGGAAGACGAGAAAATCCTGAAACGGCCCCAACATCAGCGGCGGGTATATGGCCTTGTCCAAAATGTCGGCTACCAGCCGCCGCGCATGAGCGTCACCACGTGCCAACAACTGCGGCACGAGAGCAAGACGCTCAGCATTCGATGCAGCGAGACGCTTGCGCGTTATGCGCACCTCGCGTTTGGTCGCTCGCCACTCATCGCGCGTGGTTGTGCGCGGAACACGTAATTGGTCAAACAAGAGTTCCATTTCGCCGCCTCCCGCAAGTGAGACTCAAATCCGCCGCAACTCTGGCAGCCGTTATTGTACGGCAGGTTGCCCCTGATTGCCAAGCATCAATTGCAGGGCATTCTGTCCGCCGCCCACATCCGTATCCGAGAGGGTCTTGGCGGTGTCCGCAGCCACCGGAGCGCCCTGCATCGCGGTCTGCGCGGCTTGTGCCTTCGCCATTGCAGCGGCGCGTTCCTTGCGCTTCTGCTCCACCGCATCGGTCGCAAGGATCGACTTGCTCGGGTAGCCGATGCGTTCGAGATACTGCCGATAGGCCGTGTCGCCGTCGATGTTGTCGAGCGGCGGCTTCTCGGGAAAGAGTTGCTGCATCTGCGCCCCGGTTCGGATGCCCTGCTCCATGCTCGCGGTCGCACCCGCGCGCTGTGCCAGCGCCAGCTTGGAGATGAAATCGATCTCGACCGGCACGCCCTTGAGGCTATCCGGTAGCGGCGGAATGAGGTTGCGCCGCTTGAGGATAGCGAAGATGCGCTTGATTGCGCGCGCGCCGCCCTCGTTGTAGAAGTTCTCGATCACCGGCCCCAGCACCTGGAGCCGTTCGGCCTTGCGTTCCGCGATCTCGAATTCGTTGCGCGGCTGCACGCCCTCCATGTTGGTGATCGCCATGAAGATGTCGTTGAAGAACCAGCGCTGCACGCGCATCTGAATCTTTTCGATCAGGTTCATCATCTCGCCGATCTTGGGATCGACCTCGTAGATCGGCCGCATGCCGCCCTTCTCGACATCGGCGACGTAGGTGATCTTCCCCGGCAGCGTGGACGACGGCTGGTTCTTGAGCTTCACGTCGGCCTGCATCGGAGGCCGCACCATCTTCTCGATCGCCTCCGCGAGCCGCCGCGTCATCACTTGCAACTGCATGATGTCGGGGAGTGCATCCATGCCGCACGAGCGCCCGTAGGCATCGTTGCTCGTGGTCGCCCAGCGCGGACAGATCAGCGGGAATTCCCGGAAGCCCCGGATGGACAGCGGCGCAGGAGTCGAACGCCCCCACAGCCAGTAGACCTCGCGATAGGCAAAGCCGCCCGCGATCACGCCCAATGTCTTGCTGGCATCGCCGGGCTGCGCGGCCGGGAAGTTCGGTTCGATCGCATGCGCGACGATGAACTCGGTTTCGAGGTTGGCTCCCTTCTGCGACCAGAGTTGCTGCGCTTCGGGGCCGATATTTTCCAGCCCGAACTGTTCGACGAGTTGGATCAGCGTCAGATTGAACGTGCGATAGAATGTCTCGACGCCCAGATCAGCGCCGACCGCGAGGTAATACTCACCCGCACACGGATTGTAGCAGCGGATGATCTCGGAGGGGTGCTCGTAGATCAGCATCGGGCCTTGCCCGAACACCGGCAAGTCTTCGCACATCTGCGCGCCGGAGCGATAGAAGTTGCTCTCGGCCATCACCGTGTAGATGCGCTCCTCGACCACATCGAACCACTGCTGGCCTTCCGCGTCGGTTTCAAAGCCGCGCCCCACGCCGAGCTTGAACCACGGGTCGCTCGCGCTCATCAGCCCGTTCATCAGGCCGGCCGCGCAGATGCGCATCGCCTGCGTGCCGGTTGGATCGACGATCGCCTGGTTGATCGGCTGGCCGCGCGTCATGTTGTTCGGCGTAATCAGCCAGTGATAGCGGCGCGGCAGGATGTATTCGGCGAGCAATGCCCAGTGCGCCCACCATGACAGGCGCCACGAGCGCAGGCCATACAGGCGCTGTTCAAGGTAGTTGCGGAATTCTTCCCACTTGAAGTCCTGCCGCAGCCGCATCGCGGGAGCGAACGCAGGCGTCGCGGCAAGCAGGGAAGCGGAGGCTTCCTCGTAGTGGACGGTTGCGGGGGCAGCGGCCATCAGGCGAGACTATTCTTCCGTTTGAACGGTCAACAGGAAGACGCCCGCAAGTGCGTCGCAGTGCGTAGAGAGGTTAGCGGTATGCCCACCCCCACAAGAAACGTCCGGCTTTCTTCCCCGCGCGCCGGACAGCGCAGCTACAAACCATCGGCGTGAAACCCGCACACGGCATCGCTAGATGCTCTCCAATGGACAGGAAGCCTTGACCTTTTTAATTTCGTCAAAGCAGATGAGGTGTTCCAAGACGAATTTCATCTCCTCGACGCGCCGTGCACGGTCGACCCGAGGGACCGCATCCCATTCACGTTTTGCGAATTCGAACGAGGCACGGGCCATGATTTCAGCAGCGTCCATCATCCTCCCTCACTCCCCCAGCAACTTCTTGTCCGCCGTCCGCGTTTGCGCCACGACATCGGGCGCCGACATCTGCGTTCCTCCGAACGGCTTGGCAGCCGCACGTGGCTTGGCCTGGACGGCAGACGACGCATAGGTGGCGGGATTGGCTGCCGGTGGCACGGGTGGCGGCGGTGGCGGGGAGCCGGGTGAAGCAGAGCCGAAGATACCGCCCATGGGTCGTCACCTCGCAAACGGATCGTAGTCTGATTCGTGTCCCGCGCGTTCCCCACCATGCATCTCAAGTTCGAGCAAGGTCAACTGCGCGGGGGTCATTGCGTCCAACATGTCCTCAGCCGCTTTGGTGGATGAGGGATAGAGTTCGCCAGCCCGGCGGCCAACGTTGCCGCGATACGCCAGGTAGTCCGCCATCTCCCGGCGGCGTTCGTCGGCTTCCTTGGGGTCTGCGCCGCCGTAGCGGGCGATGGTGCGGCGGGCGTCGGTCATCTCGGCTTCCACGAGTTCGCGTACGGATCATAATCGCTCTGGTGCACCGGAGGTGCGCCCTGCATCTTCCACTGGCTTGCGGGACGCACGGTGAAACGCGGGATACCGGATACCACGAGATAGCGCGAACAATCCATCAGGTGATCGTTCTCCTTGACGATGTGACCCTTCTCGTCGCGGCGATACAGCCGGAATTCCTTCAGCCAGTTCTGCAATGTGCGGAATACCTTGAGCCGTCCCGTCGCCATCCGCGTCCACACCTCGTAGATGCCGCTCTCGACCGTGTTGACAGCCGGAAACAGTTCAAGCCCCAAATCCTGGTAGTCCTTCATCAGCGCCTCGCCGTCGCGCTGCTGGCGTCCGCGCGCCGCCGGATCGATCACGCCGGGCAGCCACTCGCCACGCGCCCGTATCGCCGCCGCATGCACCGGCGGCTTTTCCTGCCCCACATAGTGTTCCGAGTAGAGGTAGAGGATATCGCTGTCGAGATCATGCGCGCCGAACAGCGCGGCAGTGCGCTTCCAGCCCACGTCCAGCGCGTAGCCCTGCGGCATGTGATCGGGAATGGCGAAGGGATCGCAGAGGATTTCCGATTCGGGGACGGGATAGATCGCGCCGGCGCCGAGCTGCGGGATGCCCTTCGAGCGCGCGTCGATCTGGTAGGCGGGGATGCGGGCGGACTCTTCCGCGGTCTGTTGGGGGGACAAGTGTGGAACACTATCCCAGCCAGCCATTACGGTGAATTTACCCGCCACGGTAGTATTACCCTCGGGGCCGGATCGGCGTTACGTTCGGCTGATACTCTCGGGCCTCGGTCAGGGCATTGCCGCTGATCTGGAGCACCGCCCGGAGCCGCGCGGCTTCGGCCCACGCTTCGCTCTCGCGCGCCATCGACTCGCCGACGCGCTGGTGAAGCTGTTCGTTCGACATGTGGAGTTGCTCGACGCGTACGCGCTCCATCGTGAGGTCGCGTTGCAGGTCGTCGATCTTGTCGAGCGCCTGCTGGAGTTGTCGGCTCTTTGCCGCGAAGGTCTTGAAGATCGCGAAGGCCTGCGACTCGAAGTGATCCTGGTGCGGATCGGCTGGCGGCGGCGTTTCGGTATGGATCGCAATATCAGTCATGCGTCATTCCCTCCGTTAAACCGTCCCCGTTCCTGGTATCGCTCCACCCGGCAAGAACTCCAGCACCACCTCGCTCATGCCTTCCATCGGTGTGAACGTCAGCAGCAGATGCCCAGCGCGCGTCATCAACCGAATTCCGCATTCCACGTATACATCCAGCGGCGGCTCCTCGTCGAGCCAGATCAGGTCTTTCTCCGTGCCTTCGAAGGCGCCACGTCCCTGCTCGTAGGATTTGAGACCAAGCGTCGACCATCCTCCCGCGCGATGCCGCACCCGCACCGTATCAACGAAGTCCGCGATGCCGCGCTTCCACGTGACGCCCCCGATGTCCTCCGCAGGGACAAGCCCCGTGCCGCTCACGCTCTTGGCGCCGAGCTTCCACGCCACGTCGCCGAGCAGCTTGCGCTGGATGATGTCGCGGGTGGACTCGTTGCGCTTGCCGGCCGCCCAGCAGTCGATCGGACGATCGAAGCGGTGACCGACCCACCAGTGCGGGTAGCGGCCGGTGAGGTGGAGCGTGGTTTCGTAGCCGCCGAGGGATTCGGTTTTTCCGATGCGATTGGCCGCCAGCATCAGCCGGTCGCGATGCGGCGTTCCGTCGCAATCCTCGCCGCACCACATCGGCATGGGATCGTGGTTGCCGCCGGCTGCGAAGAACTGCAGATGCCGCTGATACAGTTCGCGGCGGAACGGGCCTTCATCCGGGAAGTACGTGAAGAGCTTACGGAACCGCTGCTGCTTCGCGACGTTCGCCCGGAATTGCGCTGCCAGCTCTTTCCTCGCCTGCGGCGTAAGCCTCGATAAGATCGGCGATAGCTGCTTGATCTTCGATGGGGACAACATTGAGGATGTTCACCGTCGTTCCGCCGCGCTGGTCGTCCGGCAATCCGCCGAGGTGCTTGAGCAGCGTGAAGTTCGCCTGGTTCTTGTCGAATAGCTTGAGCTTAGGACGGCCGACTTCGTCGTATTCGAGGCTCTGGATCGCGGCGGTGAGTTCACGCGGCAATTGGTCGAGCGGCTTGAGGCGCACACGGCCGGTCAGTTCGACGTGCTCCGTTCCATCCTCGCGCTTGACGACCTTCGTCTCGGGCTCCCAGAAGTCCGCGAAGTTCGCGCGGCCCACGCGATCGACCTCCACGATGATCCGCTTGGCGCGCACGTTGGCGAACTCGGCGGCTTCGGCGATCAGCTCCTGAATGCGGGCATCGACCTCGGGACGGCGCCGCAACCGTGCGGCATTGCCCCGGTGCGCCGCGTAGCCTGCCGACTTATAGGCCTCGATCAGCGGATTGCGGTTGCCGGAGAACGCCAGTTCCACGAACTCGATGGAGAACTTCTCGTGCTGGGGGTCACGAAGCGCGGGCATGGTTCGGATGCTCGAAGGCAGCTTTCGCGGCGTCGCACGCGACGTTTTCCATCGCGATCACAATCGACGTATCGTAGTCGCGCGGCGCGATAGCACAGCCCCACTCGATCAGCGTCTCGCACGCAAGCGCACGCAAGGCCCACCACAGCTTCGCGAGCACCCCCGACTCATTCTTGAGCTTCACGTCGGCCTGCATCGGAGGCCGCACCATCTTCTCGATCGCCTCCGCGAGCCGCCGCGTCATCACTTGCAACTGCATGATGCCCCCGACTCATTTGGAATCGCCGCAGACTCAATCTTGCCCGGGTTCATTTCGCGTACTGTTTCATGTTGTAGGCGTCGCGCGACATCCGTTCTCCGACGGGCCGAACGCCGTGGCCGAAGTCGGGATCATCGTCTTCGGCTGCCATCTGCGGCGCGGTGGCGCCGGATTGTTCGGCGGCAGCGAGCGCGGAACGGACGAGGTCGTCGGCATTCGGCGGGTTCACCTCGAATGAGGCGCCACGCGGGGGCTCTACGATCACAGTGGAATAATCGTCGTCGCCATGAACCACGCGCGCGTTCGGAATGGTCGCATGCGCCTCCCCGAGGAAGCCCACAACTGAGTGCTGCCCGGTGAAATGCTGCGGCACAGTCGCAGCCGCGACAACCCCCGTCCGCATCTGCTGCAGCCGCATCCGCACGAACGCCGCCACATCCAGCGCGTTCTCGGCTGCCTGCGCTTCAAGCCACGCATGC